TTATTGAATCGTCAGAACCACGCGGCCAATCAGCCTGATATCATCAATCCCGCAATCAAACGCTACGCCGATGCCGCTGACGTGCACCTTCCTGACCGGAATGCGCGTTAGCGTCCTGACGCTGGCGGTTCCTTCAATTTCGACCAACCAGACGCCGTCATGCATATCTTCAAAATCGGTATCGATGATGTACTGGGTGGTTTCCGCCAACAGTAAGAAAGCACTGCGCGGTTCCTGTTTCAATGGCGCGTATAACGCTTTATCCAGCATCACATAACCCGCTTCCTCGATTTTGCCGCTGATTAGCTTTTTTCTAATCAGTGTGGGCGTGTCGGGTTTGCTTTCAAAGAATTTTGAGCCTTTGCCTGTGATCAACCATTGCAGGTCTGCGCCCGTTTCCATCACGCACTGTAAAACGATATCTGAAGGAAAAACATCACGTTTATAGCGTGCAGACAGGCTACTTGCTGCAATTCCAAGGTGATCTGCAAGCTGCATTTTCATGGTAAAGCCGTAGGCATCGACAACGCGATCCAGAGCTTCTGCGCTCGAGTTCGGAAATTTGAAATTAGTATAAACGCTCATTTTTATTGACACTTAGATTTAGTCTAAGTATCCTCCAGTTTAAGTTAGCCTTTGAATGATGCAACAGGGTGCGGCTTTATCTGATAACTCAAGATTTTGCCTGATGAGGCTCATTTTTACAATCATCAAGCCAGAACCTTATTGTCGCAATGAGATGCAGGGCTAATGCAGTCAGCGCACGTGGAGAGGCGCGTAAAAGCGCGCTTTCAGGTCGAAATCGCTCTCAGGCCGCGGCTGGCGCAGCAACGCGCCCTGTCCGGGGCAATCTGGGGGGAAACCGTCTGCGCACCTGCCGTTTCGCTTAATGCTTAACGAGCGTCATGGATGAGACAGGCGCGAATCCGCCGCCAGTAAAACGTCACTGTAATAACGATGAGGGTATTGATTCGTCAAAACCCGCTGCAACGTTTTTCGGAGGAGCCTATGAACCGCACCGTCCAGGTCATCAGTCAGTCATCTGCCGGGCCACGTTTCACCGCAGAGCAAGACTGCCACAGCGAAAAAATGACGTTTGATGCGTTTCGACAGCACTGGCGCTTGCTGCGCGATCACAACCGAAACCCATCGCTTCGCTATTTTAATCGTCAAAATGATGACTTTAAATTTTGTGTATTAACCCTGGCTAACCGCGACTGCCCGGGCATGTTCAGGCTGGAAGACATTGGCAGGCCTTTCCAGTTTTTTGACCAGACGCGCCGTGAGCACATCATTTTAGCAATGAATAAGCTGGCCCGCTGGGGAAACATGTTGCCGCGTCAGTTCTCAACGGCTGACTGCTTTCTGCCTGAATAAATAAATCACCCCTGAAGTGATGACGTAAACCCGTCGGGCATGCCTTTGCCCAAAATCTGGAGAGAAATGATGAATACCGAGACACATCCAATGAACGACGCCATGGCCTTTACCCTCAATAAACTGCTCGATAATGAGCGTAAAGCCTGCGCGCTGGCCGTGGCGAAGCGGCTGAGTGCGATGGCAGCGCACATTACGCGGCAGACGCTAAACGGCATCGAAGCAGCAGAGCTGTTGCGATCTGAAGCTGAGCGTTATGAAAACGAATCAGGTGAGATGCGCTAATGGCAGATGCAATCGATATTGCGCAGCAGCGCAGCGAGGAAATCCTGGCGCAAAATATCGCGCAGGTTACGCAACGTCCTGTGGCGATCGGCGCCTCGTTCTGTGAAGAGTGCGACGCACCGATTCCTGAAGCGCGCCGTCGTGCGCTGCAGGGCGTGACCCGCTGCCTCTCCTGTCAGGAGTTGAGCGAGCTGAGAGCACGTCTTCACTACGGGAATACGCGATGATGTCGTTCGCTTACCCGTGGAACGCCCCGCGGCTGGCGATAGCCAGCCCGTATCTGACCCATGACCAGCAGCAGCACCGTCATCGACAGATTGCGGCGTGGTTGCACGGACAGGAAATTCTTCATGCCCAGCCCAGCATTGTCCAGATGGACGTGAAGCGTCGTCTTGCCAGTCTGGAACAGCAGCAGGGAACAGCCCGGGCCAATGCCTACTTAGCAAAAACCTTTGTTGAGCGCACATTGCCACGTGTTGACGCTGTTAACCGACGTTATCAACTGCATGATATGCGCACGGGCGTTGTCGCACAGCTGGCCCGCAGCATGTCCTGCCCGCAGGGGGCAGCCAGAGCCGCCGGCACGCTGTGGGAACTGATGAAACGCTTTAACCGCCTTCCAGATATGTCCCGTGCCGACACTGATGTGCTGGCAGGGGATATCGCGCATTTCATTCACGCCGAGCTGGTGCAACTGCACACTCACGCCCAAACCGATACGGACTACCGTTATACCCACAGACTGTATATGACCGCGGCGGTGATCACCCGTGAGCTGGGTCAGACGCCGCCTTTATGGGAAACCGTCAGCGCCCGCGTATTCTGCCCTGAAGCGGTGACCTCGGCCATTCTGCGTATGCAGGCGGAAAAATGGTGGAAAGGTCAGCTGCGTCGTATCAGTGCCTTCTGGCGTGAACATCTGCATATCGCCCTGGCGAACGTTAATAAAACGCATTCCCCTTATGCCAGCCTTATGGCCGTAGCGGAATGGCGTGAGCAACGCCGACGTACCCGTGATTTCCTTCAGGGAATGGATCTGGAGGATGAAGAGGGCAACCGCATCAGCCTGATTGAAAAATACGACGGCAGCGTAGCCAATCCGGCTATTCGTCGTGCTGAACTGATGACGCGTATTCGTGGCTTCGAAACCATCTGTCAGGATATGGGCTTTCGGGCCTGCTTCTACACGTTAACCGCGCCGTCACGCTATCACGCGACCTTGCAGAGTGGTCACCGTAACGCTAAATGGACGGGGTCCAGCCCGGCTGAAACACAGCACTATCTCTGCTCACTCTGGCAAAAAGTGCGGGCCAAACTGCATCGTGAAAAGATCAGCATTTTTGGTTTACGGGTTGCGGAGCCGCATCATGATGGCACGCCCCACTGGCATCTGCTGATGTTTATGCGCCCTGAAGACGTTAACCGCGTAGACGAGATCCTGCACCATTACGCCTGCCAGCAGGACAGTGAGGAACTGAACAGCGCAAAGGCACGTAAAGCCCGTTTTCACGTCGAAGCGATCGATCCGGCGAAAGGCAGCGCGACCGGATATGTTGCCAAATATGTTTCTAAAAACATTGACGGCTATGCGCTAGAGGGCGAGCGGGATAACGAGAGCGGTAAACCGCTAAGGGAGACGGCGATGGCGGTGTCGGCATGGGCAGCACGCTGGCACATCCGCCAGTTTCAGTTTATTGGAGGCGCGCCCGTAACAGTTTATCGCGAACTTCGCCGCATGGCGGACACCGAAACCGCGCATGGCCTGAGCGTGGAATTCGCCGCGGTGCACGATGCGGCCGATGCCGGTCAATGGGCCGACTACATCAATGCCCAGGGCGGACCGTTCGTTAAACGCGACGCGCTTGCGGTGCGCACCTGGTACCAGCCCGCCGAAAGCTGTAATGCGTTTGGTGAGGAAATCCAGTCAATTAAGGGCGTTTACGCCACTGCCGTTGGTGCTGATACGCCAGTCCTGACGCGGTTAAAGCTATGGAAGCTGGTGCCCAAACGTGCTGAAGATGCGGGCGACGAAAAAAGCCACTCCGCTTCGTCGTCTTGGAGTTCTGTTAATAACTGTACGGACCCCGTAAGCCGTTTTTATGCCGGAAGTGAGGTCTCTGACGATCTGCGCACAGATCCGTGGCGCAGAGGTCACCAAGGCGAAAGGGCTTCCAGGTTTATCTGCCGGGCTTCGCCTTTACGCATTCCTGGCCCTGTTTCAGGCCACGACAGAGGCGATGCTTCTCCTGCAGCCCAGCCAACGGTGAGGATTTCTTTTTCGCCCTGACGTGACGAAAAGGCGGAGTGAAAACCTGCTGTTTTGGATGGGTAAATGAAGAAAATCTATTGATTTTTCTTACGCTTCTGGCGTAAGTGTGCCTTCACCTGTCTGGCAGGCAGTACAACAAAAGTTGATGCCTATCAACATGATATAATTTTTTACGAACTATCTTAAAACGCTTCCACAGTTAATGAATGCTATGCTACTGTATGTATGTACAGTATTTATTTGGGGGAGGGAATTGTGGGAAATGAATTACATGAGCGAGTCATGCTTGAACGCGTCGAACTTATCGCCAGGCTTACCAGTGAAGGAGCCTGCCGGGAGCGTGACAGGGAAATCGCGTTAAATTTGATCGCTGAAATCGCTGCGAACTACACCCTTTCCGATAACCACTTTTCTGTTGTCTTTGCGGCGACGCCTTTAAAAAAATCATGATGGCGACGCGTTCACTGTGACATCAGGACGGTTGTCCGTTGCCTGAGCCATCTTAACGGATGAGAGGGTTCAGGCGCGGGCAACAGCAAAACCGCGCCAGTACGTTTTATCGCTGACATTGCGTCATGACCGACCGAAAACGCCGGGCATCTGCTGCCTGCAGGCGTTTGCAGCAACCCCTGTTCGCCAGGCGTAGTCTTCCCCCACCTTTACTGAATAACGTTATCCCGGCCGCTTTCCTGTCAGCGTTCGCGGCAATCTTTTGGTTACTGCCCCTTTCCTGTTGCTGGCTTACGACCTCTCCCGGTCGTCGCTGTGAAAGCAAATACGCTCACGTCATCCCAGCGCTTTCGCGACCCTTCCATCGGCGCCCGCATCCAGGGTGTAACCCTCTGCCCGCCCAGCCTTGAGCGGACGGCCTTGCGTTGAGCAAGCGCCTGCTGAGGCACACACTACTTCTGACAAGCGGCAGGCACAGCAATCTCTGGATCGCTCTGCGCGAAGGCCAATGCACATCGCGTATCCGGGTTATCCGGATTCGGCTTCAGGGCGGTTTGGTGGCCCGACGGTGCAATTCTCTGAACAGGTTTCTGTTGGCCAACGGGGCCTTTATTGCCTGTCACCACGACAGCGGATGTTCTCAACTTATCGCCTACTCGACCATGGCTTTTACGCTCATAAGGGGCCAATCAATGCTGATTTACGCACAACAGGAAGAAACCGTTGATGAGATCTGCTGGCGTTACTACGGACGCACGCAGCAGGCGGTTGAACAGGTTTATGCCGCCAATCCTGGCCTGGCAGAACAAGGCCCAACATTACCGCACGGATGCAGAGTGGTGTTACCGGAGCTGCCTCAGGCGGCCACGGGTGAAACCCTCAATCTGTGGGATTAGCGCCAATGGAAAAAATCAGTTCTCTGATTAATTACCTCATCGGGATCGTCCTGATGTGGTTTGGACGTCACACACCGCAGGATATCGCCTTTATGGTTGGCTCTGGCGTCGCCGTTTTGACCATGTGCACCAACGTTGCGACGTTTTTTATCAACTGGCACTACCGTCGCAAAACTTACGAGCTACAGCAGCGCAACTTACAGGGGCTTAACTTTGAGCCAGACCGCTAAACGTTGCGGCGTGGCGGCCGTACTGGCCCTGGCCGCGTTGCTACCGCAAATCAACATGCTGAAAACCTCTGAAGCCGGCCTGAAGCTGATTGCCGATGCAGAAGGCTGCCGCACCTCGCCCTATCAGTGCAGCGCCGGCGTCTGGACCAACGGCATTGGTCACACGCAAGGTGTTACCCCGACCAGCGTGGTGAACGAGCGCCAGGCCGCAGTTAACCTGGTTTACGACGTGATGCGCGTTGAACGCGGGATCGACCAGTGCATGCCACGTGAAATGCCGTTCCAGGTTTATGACGCGGTGGTGTCATTCGGTTTTAACGTTGGCGTGCACGCCGCCTGTCACTCAACGCTGGCGGGATTGATCAACAGCGGCCGCTGGCACGATGCCTGCCTGCAGCTTAAGCGCTGGGTATATGTCAAAGGCACCTACAACCCGGGCCTGGATAACCGTCGTCAGCGCGAAATGGCGTGGTGTTTAAAAGGAGCGGCATGATGCGACTGGTTGCACTGGCGATCGCCATTTTGCTTATTGCCCTGGGCTTAACCGGCTGGCGCCTTAGCGTGATGACTCATCAACGGGATGAGGCACAGCGCAGGGTGAGTACGCTGACGGCTGACGTCAGCAGCCGGGACAAGGCGCTGGCCCAACTCGATGCGGATATCCAGGCTAGCCGAAAACGTGAGGCGGCGCTGCGGCTGCTTCAGAACCAGGGCAGCGCGCAGGCGCTCCATCGTGAAACCATTATCAGAAGAGAAACCGATGCCAATCCCGCTTTACGTGCCTGGAGCGCTGCTGCTTTGCCTGCTGACGTTATCCGGCTGCACAGCCGTCCGGCCTTCAGCAATGCCCGAGATTATCTGGACTGGTTGTCCACGCGTGACAAGTTGCCCCATTCCGGAAAACAACCTGCAGACGCAGGGTGATTTGGCGGCGGATAACCGCCAGTTAGAGGCTGCGCTCGCATCGTGCGGGTTGCAGATTGAGATGATTAAAGCGTGCCAGGAGCAGCATGATGTTGAAAGCGACCCAACTACGCCAGGTGCTGATAAACAGCGTTCCGCTGCTTCAGCAAAATCCTGACAACCTGACGATAGCGATTCAGTCCGGAAACCTGGTTTCCACGCTGGCCAGCTCGCTGTCGTTTGAATACCACTTCCAGCTGGCCGTCACGATTACTGACTACGCAGAGGATATCGATCTGATCATGGTTCCCCTGCTGACATGGCTTCGGGAAAACCAGCCCGACATCATGGTTTCGGATGAGAAACGTCGCACCGGCTTTACCTTCACCCTTGAGGCAACCGGCGATGGGCGCAGTAAGGTGAATATCACTCTGCAACTGACCGAACGCGTCTGGGTTGAGCAGCAGAACGGCGCATTACACATCACGCATCTGCCAGAACCGGCTATGCCGGAAAATGTTGAGCGCCCCTGGCAGTTGTACATCAAAGGCAAGCTGGTCAGCGAATGGAAAACATAGCGATAACCCTTATCCGCTGACGCGCTGTTTAGCCATCCCTGGGTAAACGGCATTCGATTGCCGCTTTTCTCCTGCAACGAGAAACTAATGCCATGAACGAGCAAATATTAGAAATCAAGCGCTTGCTGCGCAACATGGTCCGCATTGGCACCGTTGCCGCCATCAATCTGGAGGCGGGAACCTGCCGGGTAAAAACCGGCGATAACACCACTGACTGGCTGCACTGGCTAAGTGCCCGGGCGGGAAGAACCCGTTCATGGAATGCGCCGTCGCCAGGCGAGCAGGTGCTGATCATAAGCCTGGGCGGTGAGCTGAACAGCGGCTTCGTGTTACCCGGCGTGTTCTCTGACGCCAGCCCGGCGCCCTCGGCCTCTGCCGATGCGCTGCACTACTCTTTTCCCGATGGTGCGGTCATTGAATACGAGCCTGCAACCGGCGCGCTGAAAGCCGAAGGGATTCAGACGGCGACGATCAAGGCGGCGGTCAAAATCCTGCTGGATACGCCAGAGGTGGAGTGCACCACGTTACTGAAAACCGCCACGCTGGAAGTGACCCAGGGCGGCACCATGAAGGGCGATGTGTCGCACAGTGGCGGCAGCTTCGCCTCCAACGGCAAAGTGCTGCATACGCACCAGCATCCGGGCGACAGCGGTGGCACCACAGGAGCACCATTATGACAACAGCACGCTACACCGGCATGAGCCGCGAAACAGGCGTAACCCTCGTTGAGCTGGAGCATATCCGCCAGTCCGTCCGTGACATTCTGACGACGCCGCTGGGATCGCGGGTGATGCGCCGTAACTACGGTTCACTGTTGTCGGCGCTAATCGACCAGCCGCAGAACGACCGGTTGCGCCTGCAAATCATGTCGGCCTGTTATATGGCGATCCTGCAGTGGGAGCCGCGCATCAGCCTGACTGCCATTAATTTTGAATCTGCGTTTGACGGCGGGATGGTGGTGGAAATCACCGGCAACCGTGCGGACACCGCGCAGGATTTTTCGTTAACCGTCCCTGTGAGTTGAATCATGCCTACTATCGATCTGAGCCAGCTGCCTGCGCCAAACGTGGTGGAAACGCTGGACTATGAAACGCTGCTTGCCGAACGCAAAGCCACCTTGATTTCGCTCTATCCTGCAGACGAGCAGGCATCGGTTGCCCGGGTTCTGGCGCTGGAGTCCGACCCGCTGGTGAAACTCCTGCAGGAGAACGCCTACCGGGAAGTCATTCTGCGTCAGCGCATCAACGAGGCGGCCAAGGCGGTGATGGTGGCCTGGGCCAACGGCAGCGATCTGGATCAACTGGGCGCCAACAACGGCGTGACGCGGCTGGTGCTGACGCCGGCGGATAATACCGCTACGCCGCCCGTTGAGGCGGTAATGGAGCGGGATGAAGACTTCCGCGCCCGAATTGCCGCTGCGTTTGAAGGGCTGAGTGTTGCGGGGCCGTCCGGTGCTTACGAATTTCATGCACGCAGCGCCGATGGCCGCGTAGCCGATGCCTCGGCTATTAGTCCCTCTCCCGCCAGCGTCACGATTACCGTGCTGTCCCGCGAAGGCAACGGTGCGGCGGGCAGCGACCTGCTGGCGATCGTGAATGCCGCGCTAAATGATGAAGATGTTCGTCCGGTTGCTGACCGGGTTACCGTCCAGTCGGCACAGATTGTGGATTACCGCGTTGACGCCACGCTGTATTTGTATCCCGGTCCCGAGGCGGAGCCCATCCGTGCCGCATCCGAGGCGAAGCTCAAGGCATTTGTAAACACCCAGGCACGTTTAGGCCGCGATATTCGCAAGTCTGCGCTGTATGCCGCGCTGCATGTAGAAGGTGTACAGCGCGTCGAACTGGCCCAGCCGGTGGCCGATGTGGTGCTGGATAAAACCCAGGCGGCGTTCTGCACCGGCTACCAGATCACGGTAGGAGGTTCCGATGAGTAAACGCCTGCTGCCAACGGGTTCATCAGCCCTGGAAGTTGCCGCTGCCGAAGCCTGCGCAGCGCTGGAATCCATTCCTGTTCCTTTGCGCCAGTTATGGAATTCGCAGACCTGTCCGGTGGAGCTACTGCCTTACCTGGCCTGGGCCTGGTCGGTGGATCGTTGGGATTCGGGCTGGAGCGAAAGCACGAAACGCAGCGTGGTTGCTGCATCGGAATATATCCATAAACACAAAGGGACGATTGGGTCGCTGCGTCGTGTGGTGGAGCCACTGGGCTACCTGATTCACATTAAGGAATGGTGGCAAACCAATGAAGCGCCCGGCACCTTTCGCCTTGATGTCGGCGTACTGGAAACCGGTATTACCGAAGCGATGTACAACGAGCTGGAGCGGCTGATTGCCGATGCCAAGCCGGTGAGTCGCCACCTGACTGGGTTATCCATCAACCTGGACAGCACCGGCACCGTTCCTGTTGCGGCCGCCAGTTACAGTGGCGATGAGCTTACTGTTTACCCCTATACACCTGAAGTTATCACCGCAGGCGGTTCCGGTTACACCGGCGCAGCGGTCCATCTTATTGACCTGACGGAAGTGAGAGCATGACAACGAAATATTTTGCCCTACTGACCAATCAGGGCGCGGCAAAGCTGGCCAATGCCGCGGCCCTGGGAACCCAACTGCAGATTACCCAGATGGCGGTGGGTGACGGCGGCGGTGTTTTACCTACGCCCGATCCTGCGCAGACCAAACTGGTGGGCGAAAAGCGCCGTGCCGCGCTGAATTCGCTGAAGGTGGATGCCGCGAACAGCAGCCAGATTATCGCTGAACAGATTATCCCTGAAGGCGAAGGCGGCTTCTGGATCCGTGAGATTGGCCTGTATGACGCCGACGGCGTGCTGATTGCCGTCGCGAACTGCGCGGAAACCTACAAGCCACAGCTGCAGGAGGGCAGCGGTCGTACTCAGACCGTGCGCATGATCCTGATCGTGAACAGCACCAGTGCCGTCACGTTGAAAATTGACCCTTCGGTTGTCCTGGCTACGCGCCAGTATGTAGATGACAAAGTCATCGAGGTGAAAGCCTACACCGACGATGTGATGAAGAAGCACGTTGATGCGGCCAATCCCCATAGTCAGTATCTGCAAACGGCTAAAGCGCTGGCAGAAATTAAAGACGCGGGGCTGGTGGCGGAGGTTCTTAAAAACCTCGGTTTGGGAGAAGGTGCTCCACTCATCGGTTCTCCTTTTGCATGGCCGCATTCAAAAATGCCCAATGAGCTGTTTGCATCAATGGCTGGAATGGTTTTTGTCAAAGCTAATGGTGCTTCATTCTCCAGTACAACCTACCCTAAACTGGCTGTACTTTATCCAGGGTTGAAATTGCCGGACTTACGCGGCGAATTTATTCGTGGCTGGGATGATGGTCGAGGTGTGGATAGCTCGCGCAACTTGCTTTCATCCCAAGAAGATATGTTTAAGTCCCATAACCACAGATTTGTAAACGAATATGGTACACCTACGGACCGGATAATCGCATACACGGATGAAAATAACGAAAACGCTGAGGCAAATAATGTAAGTGGTTTACGGGCCTGGACGTACATTTTCATGGAGAAAACTGGTGGCAATGAAACCAGACCACGCAATATTGCATTCAATTATATTTTGAGGGCTGCGTAATGTTAAAAGCTCAGTTAGATAAAGATTTCGTCGCTATTAACGCTGGGGAAATTAGCGTTTGTAATTATGATGGTGTTTCACGTGAATACCTTTCAACCATCACTGAAATTCTTGCTAAAGGAGTAGGCCTTCCTGCTAATTCGTGTATCGATGCTCCTTTAGAGAGAAAAGAGGGCATGGTGGTTTGTAGAACTAAAGACCTTTCTGCGTGGGAGTATATCAACGATCATCGTGGTGAAACTGTTTATGACATTGAAACAGCAAAGCCATTTATTATAACTAAATTGGGTGATTATCCGACCAATACCACTTCAATAGTTCCAGCTTCAGACTTCTGTAAATGGGATGGTGAGAAGTGGGTTGAGGATATATTGCTTAAACGTGAGGCCGATAAAATAAGTGCAGAGAAATATCGAGAAGAGATTTTGAATGGCATTGATAAAATAATATCGGACTGGAAGATTGAACTTTTACTTGGGGATATAAGCGATAGTGACAAGGAAAGACTTTCAGCATGGATGATGTATAAAGCTTCAGTTAGAGCCGTCGATGTATCGACAGCACCTGAAGTGTTATGGCCGCAAAAACCGGAATAATTTCAGTTTTTCTTTGGAATGACAGATAGCGAAGGTCGCTATCTGTTAAATCACTTCATTTAGAATCGTCCCTTCATTATCTGGAGAGGTAAATATAGCGATCGATTCTCTTTTTAAATTATTTAGACTCCACATATACAAGAATCTCTCTCCATTATAAATTTATATTTTCCAAGGGGGTCCCGACTCGAAAACCTGGCTACCTTATATCAATAAATAATATATCTTTTTCAAAATATAAACTGGCTAGGGCTTTCCCTGTAAAAAGATTGACCTTGTTATTTCATAGGGTGGGGCGATTAAAATCAGTCCTAAATAAATACCAGAGGCATTAAATTTATTTACCCCAGCAATTTTTTCGATATCAATCTAAGCATCAAAAGATGGTATATGCTAGTAGCCGTCGGTACTTCGACGGCTACTGAATTCGCATATGCCATCCAAGCTAATAATTTCGCTTTACCATTATCGTTAATGTCACAAAACAAAAGTACAATCTTTCAGTTCGAGATAGTGCCATTGATGATTTTAAAACATCTTTTCAATGCCCCCAGATATTTTACATTAAGGTTTAATATTTTCATCAGTTACTCATACAGCCTGTGCTGTCTCACCAAGAATGCTGAAGCAGGGCTGAATAAGTCATTACTTAGCCCTCACTATATAATTGAATGCTAAGTTACGTGGTCTGAAACTTATACCTTTCGATATTCCAGATTTTATGCTGGTAATAATGGTTGCATTCATACCATTATCTGAGATCGCGCCTTCATAATTATTTGGATTAGTTCCATCTGGCATTTTGAAATCATATTGCTGCATATCAAATAATGAATCTTCATTTTTGAATCCTAAACCGACTACACCATTCGCCCCCGTTGCGTCTTGGTTATAGTAATCAAGCATCGCGGTTCTTAGGGTCGTTGACTGCTGCGATGTTAAAATTCCTCTGCTGATATCGACACCACGCCCAGCATCCCAACCACGAATAAACTCCCCACGCAAATCCGGTAATCTAAGCGATGGATAAGCTTTTGCCAGGAGCGGGAAATCAGTTGCACTAAAAGCGTTACCATTACAGGTCAACCAGCCTGATGGTGGTATTTCAGACGGCCATGGAACAGGCACCCCCACCGGTAAAGCGGAGCCTTCTCCCAAACCGAGGTTTATACGATGATTCAGGTTTCTACATAAGCAAAGCTACGGATGCCATAATGACTAAAGCCCGCAATAGCGGGCTTTAGTCATTATGGTTGTATTGGCCATTCAATATCTGGCGTTTTACTGAGATCAATTCGACTCAGCGCAACACGGTAACGTTTCCATTCATCCAGATGTATGATTTCAGTGTTAGTTGCGATACCAATATCAACAGCATCCTGCAACGGTGCTATCGTCCGGCTGGCCAGATCCATTTCAGTATTCAGTCGGCTGCTTGCAATAAAAATGCTTTCTTCCGCTTTAGTAATCGGCGCGGAAAAAACACCATCGCGCCAGATATCATTCACGTTAGGCTGTTGATCCATTGTGCTGATATCCATCCATATCAGCGATGGGTGATAGAGTTCTTTAGGCTCTATGCTAAGTGAAATAATTTCCGCAACGCGTTCTTCTTCAAGACGAACATAGGTTTTCATTAAGAATACTCCTCAACATAAATCACACCGTGAGATCCAAAATTTCCAATAAAGGGATTTTCGCGAATGCTGCCCCCACCGCCCGTACCGAAAGACATTTGACGGCTGAGCGCTGCGCCTTCCACGCTACGAATAGCACCGCCCCAATAACTCACGCCACCATCACCCGAGCCGCCGCGGTAGACATTATTGTTGTCAGATATAACGCCTGGCGCATCACTACCGTCCCCACCCTGGATATTAATGTCGCCGCCAACTGCTATTCCTCCTCGACCTCCATCTGAGCCCATTGCCGGTGTGCCGCCATTGGCTGCTGTAATAATCCCATTAAAGGTGCTGCTTGTAGCCGAAGAGGTATCGTCCCCTCCACGTCCGACGACACCTGTATAGGTTTTAGTGTCGTCAATATCCAGCCATGCGATAGCCGTCGCGCCCGCACCACCACCCGCACCCCGGGATCTATAATTTGAACCCCAGCCTAGAAAGCCGTAACCACGAGCGCCGCCGCCAGTGAGCGTGATTTTGATTCGTTTGGTGCCAGACGTGGGTTTGTAGTTCACCGTGCCGGGTAGGGAAAATATTTGTTGGCTTATAAAACGCCCCGAAAACCGTTCAGTCAAACCGAGGTTTTGATGAAACAAACCCCTGGCCCGCCTCACCTGCACAATGGCAAACTCCTCACCTTTTACCGGAGGAAAAACGATGCTGATTGGCTATGTCAGGGTGTCAACAAATGACCAAAACACCGATTTGCAACGGAATGCGTTGCAGAGCGCAAATTGTGAACAGATTTTTGAGGATAAAATCAGCGGTAAGACCAGTGAACGGCCTGGTTTAAAGCGGGCGCTGCGGACGTTAAAAGAGGGCGATACTTTGGTGGTATGGAAGCTCGATCGACTGGGCCGCAGCATGCGTCACCTGGTCATGCTCACCGAAGAGCTGCGCGAACGCGGGGTAAACTTTCGTAGCCTCACGGACAGCATCGATACCAGCACACCTATGGGCCGTTTTTTCTTTCATGTGATGGGCGCACTGGCGGAGATGGAGCGCGAATTGATTGTCGAGCGAACGCGTGCCGGCCTGACCGCTGCGCGTGAGAAAGGACGCATTGGTGGCCGCCGGCGCATTATGACACCGGAAGTCGTTGCCAGAGCGGAACGCATGATGGCGAATGGCGCCACGCTTCATCAGGTTGCACTCGTATTAGATGTTTCAACCAAAACCATTTATCGTTATATTCCAGCGCCAAAACAGCACCATTTACGCGGTTCTTCTTACTGAACGATCAGCAAACCGCAATCGCATGCATCCTTTTTACTGACCTGACACTCTGAGCACACCCACAACACGGAGTGCTACAGATGTCTGATTTTCATCACGGTGTCCGCGTCGTCGAAGTCAATGACGGTACACGCACCATTTCAACAGTTTCAACCGCCATTGTTGGCATGATCTGCACCGCAGAAGATGCTGATGCAACGGCATTTCCTCTTAACACACCTGTTCTGCTGACCAACGTGCAGGCAGCTATCGGTAAAGCCGGTACCAAAGGCACCTTAGCGGCCGCGCTGCAGGCGATTGCTGACCAGGCGAAGCCGGTAACCGTCGTGGTTCGCGTTGCAGAAGGCGCGAGCCAGGCTGAAACCACCTCTAACTTGATTGGCTCGACGGATGCGAACGGTAAATACACCGGCATGAAGGCGCTGCTCAGCGCGCAAACGCAGCTGGGTGTTAAACCGCGCATTCTTGGCGTGCCGGGTCTGGATTCGCTGGAAGTGGCGACAGCGCTGGCCAGCATTGCCCAGCAGCTGCGTGGCTTTGCCTACGTCTCTGCCTGGAACAGCAAAACCATTTCTGACGCCATGAAGTACCGCGAAAACTTCAGCCAGCGCGAGCTGATGGTGATCTGGCCAGATTTTATTGCCTGGAACACGGCAACCAATAAATCTGAAATGGCTTATGCCACCGCACGTGCGCTGGGCCTGCGCGCCAAAATTGACAACGACACCGGCTGGCATAAAACCCTGTCTAACGTGGGCGTCAATGGCGTGACGGGTATCTCTGCAGATGTTTTCTGGGATCTGCAACAGACCGGCACCGATGCCGATCTGCTGAACGAAAAATGTGTTACCACGCTGATTCGCAAGGACGGTTTCCGTTTCTGGGGCAACCGCACCTGCAGTGACGATCCACTTTTTGCCTTTGAAAACTACACCCGTTCAGCACAGGTTCTGGCCGATACCATGGCGGAAGCGCACATGTGGGCCAACGACAAACCGCTGACGCCAGTACTGGTACGCGAAATCATCGCCGGTATCAATGCCAAGTTCCGTGAGCTGGTCAGCGCCGGTTATCTGCTGGGCGCCAACTGCTGGTACGACGAAAGCGCCAACGATAAAGAGAGCCTGAAGGCGGGCAAACTGTTTATCGATTACGACTACACGCCGGTGCCGCCGCTGGAAGATCTGACCCTGCGTCAGCGCATCACCGATACCTATCTGGCGAACTTCGCCGCATCCGTAAACAGCTAAGGAGCCGGATAAATGGCACTGCCACGTAAACTCAAGGGGTTGAACCTCTTCAACGATTCAAACAGCTATCAGGGCATCGTCACCGCAGTTACGCTGCCGAAGCTGTCTCGCAAGCTGGATACCTACCGCGCTGGCGGTATGAACGGTGCGGCATTCATTGATAACGGCCTGGACGATGCGGCACTCGATATGGAGTGGACGCTGGGCGGGATGGATGAGCTGGTATTAAGCCAGTGGGGCGCGATGGCGAACGTACCGTTGCGTTTCACCGGTTCTTATCAGCGTGATGACACCGGCGAAGAAATCGCCGTGGAAATCGAAGTACGCGGTAAGCACCAGTCCTTTGACTTCGGTGAAGCCAAACAGGGCGAAAACACCGAAACCAAAATCACCAGTAAAAACACCTATTTCAAACTGACCTGGAATGGCAAAGAGCTGATTGAAATCGACACCGTCAACATGGTGGAGAAGGTCAACGGCGTCGATCGTCTGGAACAGCGCCGTAAAAACCTCGGCCTGGTGTAATAACAACGGCCGGCGCGTCCTGCGCTGGCCCCTCTTGATTGGGATGGAGAAAAAATGGAACAGCTTGATAAGCCAGAACTGAAAGAAAACCTGGTGGTGCTGGAAAGCCCGATTTCACGTGGCGATGTGGTGATCGCTCAGGTTGAGCTGGTGAAACCGACCGCCGGCGCGCTGCGCGGTGTGCGGCTGGCTGATCTGGCCTCGTCCGATGTGGATGCCCTGTTGATGGTGCTGCCCCGCATCACCATGCCATCGCTGACCAAAGCAGAGTGCAACGCACTGGACCCAGTTGACCTGATTGCCCTGGGCGGCAAGGTGATTGGTTTTTTGTCAGCGAAATCGGCCGCGTAAGCTGGCCCCGCGATCTGACGGTCAATGACCTGATGGCCGATATTGCCAGCGTTTTTCACTGGCCACCCTCAGAAATGTATCCCATGTCGCTGGAAGAGTTACTCGACTGGCGGCATAGAGTGATGATCCGCAGTGGAGTAACCTCAGATGAGTAACACGCTCAAGCTGCAAGTGCTGCTGGAAGCGGTTGATCGGGCTACGCGCCCGTTCAATGCCGTACGTAAAGAAACCGAAAAGCTGTCTGCGGATATCCAGGAAACGCAGGATCGCCTGGACGAGCTCAACGCCAAATCCGCGCAGATTGAAGGGTTCCGTGAAACCCGCAAAGAACTGACGCTGACCCAACAAAATCTTAAAAATACCCGGGCAGAAGCAGCGGCACTTGCCATTCAACTTAAAAACACTCAAAACCCTACCGCGGAACAAACCCAGGCGCTGGATAAGCTGCGTCAGTCGGCTAACGCGCTGCAGCAAAAAAACCTTCAACTGCGTCAGTCAGTACAGGATCAGCGCCAGTCCCTGAACGAGGCGGGAATTTCCACGCGCCGGTTGAGCAGCGAGCGCCAGAAGCTAAATCAACAAACAGAGCGCACGACATCCACCCTCAATGCGCAGGGTGAGTCCATGAATCTGCTAAATCAGCGTCAGGACAAACTCAACCGCACCCGTGAACGTTACCGTGCGGGCATGGCGCTGGCAGATAACGTACAAAGCGCCAGTTCGAAAGCCAAAGACTTTGTCGAGAAGGGTCGCAAAGTTATCGATTATCTGTCACCTGCAAATGAGGTTGTGCAAGCCCGCGCGGCGATTACGCAATCGGGTGGCTCATCGGGTGAGGCAAAAGCTGCAGCACCGGCAGTAGCTAACCTTGCAAACGCGACGCAACGTAGCATGCAAGAAAGCGCGTCTTTGGTGCTCAATATTAAAAACGCGTTCGGCATTGCAGATGACCAGGTTGGTCAGTTAGGCGACGTGCTCTCATCGACCTTTGCCAATAAAACACCCGATTTTGCCGCACTTAAGACGGCGATGGTCGCCGTAGGGCCAGCCGCGAAGGACGCCGGTGTAAGCGTTGGCCAGACCGCGGCCATGATGGGCGTGCTGGCGGAAAACGGTATAACGGGCAGCCAGGCAGGCGCCGGCGCCAGTGCGATGTTAACGCACGTTCAGGCGCCTGATGCCAGCGCAGACAGCGCGCTTAAAGCGTTGAATGTGCAAACCGCTGACGACCAGGGCAACAGTCAGCCCATTTTCGCGGTGCTCAGCCAGGTGCAGGCGGCGTTTGAGAAAAACAAGCTCGACGCTGCCCAGCAGGCCACTTATCTGCAGGCAATATTTGGTGAACAGGGCGCCGCACCTGCCGCAGCATTGATGAAGGGCGCGGCCAGTGGCCGGCTGGATCAGCTGTCTCAGGCGCCCGCTGCCCAGCCGCCTGCAGCAGATGCCTCTGTGGATACTAACTTGCAAGCTATCAGTCAGGACGGCTTATCCGTTCAGTCTGTTCTGACCGGCGTCATGAATCTCAATCCTCAACTTTCTGACAGCCTGCTGACGCTGGCGGCCGGTGGGCTTACCTTGGTGGATTCCCTGGCCAGCGTCGGGAACATTGCCTGGCCGGTCATTAGCGGGCTGAGCACCATCATGGCGGGCGTGGAGCTGCTGGGCGGTGCATTTGCCATCATCGGCGGCGCCATTACGGCCACGCTGGGAGCGATCACGCTGCCGGTGGTGGTGCTTGGTGCCGCTATCGCGGCGGGGGCCATGCTGGTTTATCAGTACTGGGAACCCATCAGCGCCTTTATCAGCGGCATCGCTCAGGGCTTTAGTGCAGCGATGGGGCCGATAAGCGACGCGTTCGCGCCGCTGAAGCCGGTATTTGAGTGGTTCAGTAATAAAGTGTCCGAGCTGGGGGCCTGGTTCTCAAAGCTGCTGGAACCCGTGAAGTTTTCTCAGCAGGAACTGGCCTCGGCAGGTGAGATGGGACAGCGCTTCGGCAATATGCTGGCGACGGCACTCAAATTACCCGGTGAAGCCCTGAATCAGCTTCGGGGCGGCATTGACTGGGTGCTGGGCAAGCTTGGCATCATCGATGAGAAATCTGACAAGGTGAAAGACAAGCTGCCTCCGCCCAAAATGCGTGAGCAGGATGAAGAGGATGAGGATAACGCGGATGCCCGTCCGGCTGCATCGCGTGCCAGCCTGAACAGCACGCTCAATCAGCCTTTGCCCTCGGTTAACAATTCAAACGTGGATAACCGTCAGCACACGGTCACCAACAATATCTTTACAACAAGTGAGCCTCAGGCGATTGGACAGGCCGTCGCGCAGGCTTCCACGGTTTCGCCGTGGTCCACGTCTGACCATAGCTATAACTCCATGTTTAGTCTGGATTAATTAACCATGATGATGATATTAGGCATGATGCCGTTTGTACGGCAAACCCTTCCCTTCGACAATTTGCAGCATGACATTACCTATCGCTGGGCGAAAAACAGCCGCGTGGGGCGTCGTGAGTCGACCCAGTTTTTGGGCGGCGGCGACGATAAAATCAAGCTGTCTGGCGAGCTCCGGCCTGAAATCACCGGCGGCAATGTCACGCTGCTGGCGCTGAAGGCCATGGCCGATGAAGGGCTGGCGTGGCCGCTGATTGGCGGCAATGGCATTATTTACGGCATGTTTGTTGTGACGGATTTCTCGGCGACGCATACGGAGTTCTACAGCGACGGCAGCGCGCGCAAGATAGGCTTTACCCTTAACCTGATGCGGGTAGACGATTCACTAACCAGTATGTTCGGGGACTTAAAAAGGCAGGCGGAAGAACTGCAAAACCGGGTCAGCGACGCAGCGCAACGGGTCGGCTCTGTCATCAACAGCGCCACTTCTGCGCTGAATGGAGGGCGCTGAGATGAGCGATACCGTCCCGATTCCAGTGCCCCTGCGCGTTGCGCCTACGCCGGACTTTACTATCAAAATTGAGACAAAGGATAAAACGGAAGATATTCGCCCACGGCTGATTTCTCTGAAGTTGACGGACAACCGCGGCCTGGAGGTCGATCAGCTGGACCTGGTACTCGACGACAGTGACGGCCAGTTGGTCATGCCGCCCTTTGGCGCGAAAATAGTCTTAGAGATAGGCTGGAAGGGGCAGCCGCTTGCAGATAAAGGCTCCTACATCATTGATCAGGTCACCTACCAGGGCGCGCCGGACACGATAACGGTGGTCGCCCGAAGCGCCGATTTTAGCGGTTCGCTCGATGTTAAAATCACTGATTCGTATCCAGACATGACGGTTGGCGAGGTTGTGGACAAAATCGCGAAACGTAACGGACTCACCTCCGACGTGCGGCCGGAGATAGCCAGAAAAAAGATTAAGCATATCGATCAGACGCAGGAAACGGACGGCACGTTCATTACCCGGCTGGCTATGCTGGTTGGCGCTGTGGCGGCAATAAAAGATAAGACGCTGCTGTTCTTTCCCCCCGGGCAGGGCGTGACCGTGAGCGGAAAGCCGATTCCACTCCTGAATCTGAACCGACAGGATGGCGATAAGTATGAGTACAAATTGTTTAAGCGCGACGATTACAGTGGCGTTGAAGCAAAATGGTACGATCAGAAAAAGGCGCAGCAGAAAGGGATAACCGTCAACACGATACCGCCAGCAACACCGGCGGTGAACCCTGTCCATCCGGCGGCCAAAAATATCCCCACAATCGGGCAACAAGACCCGGGAAAAACCTATGTTTTTGGCAGCAATAAGAAGCTGTTCGTACTGAATACGCATTTCAGTAGCCAGGAGGAAGCAGAGGAGGCGGCTAAAGCGAAGTGGCAGGATCTGCAACGTAACCGGGCTACGTTGAAGATCCTACTGGCACTGGGCGCTGCAAAGCTGATTCCTGAAACGCCGGTCAAAGCCCAGGGCTTTAAATCGGTCATCGATAATCAAAAATGGCTGATTACCAATATCGTGCATACCATCGATAAAAGTGGATTTACCACCTTGTTGAACCTGGAGCTGATGGTTGAAAACGTGGATTACGTCTTAGTGGAAAAACAGGTTGTTTAGATTAAGTCTAATTTAAGTTGCTTTTTGTTTAGTCTTTGGCTAATGTTGTTGTATGCCAGAGAGGAGAACCACCATGATGCATTGCCCAAAATGTCAGACCGCCGCCCATACGAAAAGCAGTCGCTACGTTTCGAAAGAGACGAAAGAACGTTATCACCAGTGCCAGAACATTAACTGCAGTTGTACCTTTAAAACCCTGGAGAGCGTGTCCGGGATTATCGTCGAACCGGCGCAGATCAATACGGTGCCGATGATGGCAAAAGGCAGCAATAATCCGTCACCGCAGCTGCTGTAAGCCCAACCCGCGAAAGCGGGTTTTTTTATGGCTGCGGCCTGGATGGGATCGCAGGGAGATGAGGCTGAAGGCCAGCGAGCCGTTGACGTTTAAGGGGGCGACAGCGCCCTCTGGGAGTTCTGTTAATAACTGTACGGCGGGTAGGGCGCGGGCCCTTGGGGGACAATGGCAATAACTGTACGGGAACCTGCAGAGACAAACGGTTTCCGTCGCGGCAACGATTACCTGGCATTCATAAAACACAAAGTATCAGTGAGTTAGCAGGGAATTACCAGGTCAGTTTTTGTGTGTCAGCTTTAACGTTCTTGTTGTACATCATCTGGATCGTTGAGTAGTTACACATATCGATACTGCCTTTACAGTAATCTTTGATGACGCGATCCATGACTTTCCTGTCGGTAGCCTCAGTGAGTTTTTTAAATGCTTTGAGGTTTTGCTGCTCCATCATACGTAAAGTGGTGGGCTGGCACATGTCCAACTGACCTTCACAGTAAGCGGCTTTAACCTTACCCTGAATGTACTGGATAACTTCCTGTTTTTGCGCCTCTGAACCATCAAAGTCCATGGGATGGACGAAACTTGCATTCGCAGCGAAAGATGAGAAAAGTACAGCAGCCCCAATAAGTATTTTCATTTTGAATTCCATTACAAAAAAGAAGGGGTAAGAATAATCTTAACGGGCCTTTTTGTGAACTAGAAATGGCTCAGTAGCGCCAAAAAACATAAAAATTATGAACGTTTTAGTATGAGGAGGGCGCTCTGAAAGCTCCGTGCACAGGGGGGATTTATCACCCAAAAGTGATAGTTAATCCATGGAAAAAAGTGAAGCCGGTTTGAAATGACTCTTTGATCCTTACTATTTTAACCTGATGATTGTTAATTTTTTTCTGAGGTTAAAAGAGACAGGAAACGCTGGAAAGTATTGCGTCCTACTCTACTTGCATTCTAAAAACTAACAGTATCAGAGGAAGCCATCTCTTTACGCGCGTATTGTCACTCATCGGTTTTTTCATAAAGCCTGCCTTCATCATCTATCACCTTGGCATTCCGCTTCTGCGCTATCTGAAGCGATTTGATTATCATCGTTTTCAGCCCAAAACTTTGCTCTTGTTATATGAAATTCAGCGCCCATCAATTTATTTCCTGTTTACGTATCTTAGGAGAATTGCGATAGTTGCCAGATAATAAGTCAACCCAATCTTTATTGGTAAGTATTCGATAAAACGGTTTTAATCTATCTCTGACAAAATTAACTATTTCCAACTCACTCATTTTAGATGCTTTAGAGGGATAATCCGGTCCCCAATCGTCAAATAATTCTTCGTATAAATGGTAGTATCGCCAAGTGATTTTACTTGATAAAAGAGAATCTGGGCCCAGCGGGTACGCATGGATCTGGTGCAATCTGAGTTCGATTTCTTTGGCAGATTCTATATGTAATAAGAACCAAGTTTTAATCCGTAACCACACAACAGAACTTTCACTAAGATTGGGCATGAAAATACCCTCTTGGCGCATGTAAGCTGAAAGGTAATGTTTTACCTCATAAGGATCAGGTTTTTTGTCTAAATTAAGAGAGGCGAGAATCAAAATGGTTTCTGAATCATTTCCTGCTATGATTTCCCTCTCAGCCCATTCAGTAATCTCTTTGTCGTAGTCATCAACACGATAAGCTTCAAATGCTTCACCATATGTCATTAGGCAAAGAATTTCGTACAAGTTGTATTGATATTTTTTGTTGTCCATTAACATCTTCTTTAGTCCATTATACTCAAGGGATTAAGCCTCAAGGCCTCAGACAAATGATCCGGTGCAAAGTGCGCATACCGCATCGTAACCTTAATATCCGTGTGTCCCAATATTCGCTTAAGCACAAGGATATTGCCACCATTCATCATGAAGTGAGAAGCAAATGTTTGATGTAAAATATGCGTCAGTTGCCCAGCAGGTGTCTCGATTCCGGCGCGTTGCATAGCCTTTCTAAAGGCTGAATAGCATGGTTTAAAGAGCAACTGCGCTTTCCTGCTCAATGGCAGTTCAGCCTGTAATTTTTCAGTTATCGGCACCGCTCGGTTTTTCTTGCCTTTAGTTTTAACGTAGATGATCTGACCGGCGCGGATTTGGTTTCCCTTTAAGCCTTCGGCCTCACTCCATCGTGCACCAGTTGCCAGGCAGATTTTTACAATGGTTGTCAGATCTTTGGAGCGGCTGTTCTCACATTCGGCGAGGAGGGTTCTAATTTCCTCAATAGTGAGATACGCCATCTCTGATTCACTAATCTTAAACACTCGTACGTTCTCAAGCGGATTTGGCGTGGTCCATTCATCTAACCGGCGCAACTCGTTAAAAATTGCTCTGAAATACGCCAGTTCTCAATTTACTGTGCGCGGCGTAACCGTCTTCACTCGGTTGGAGCAGGTAATTTTGCCGCGTAATCGCTGCTCACGATAAGAAGCAAAAATTTTTGCGTTAAAATCGGTTGCGAGTGGGTTTCCCATTGCCTCGCAGGCAAAAGCCATTATGGTTTGCTGCTTATCTGCCTTCTCTCCCAGCCAGGACTTGTCCTAAGCCTGCTATTTTGCGAACTTTTCAAAGGACTATGCTTAGCCCTTCATCGCAAACTGGCGGCGAATCATTTTGCCGTCTCGGCCGTTTGAGAAGATCTATATCTGGTATTTTACGACCAATGACGAATTCTAAAAACAAAAAAGCCACCCTTGCGAGGTGGCTTAACTGAATGATTTTCATCACTAAATCTGGTGGCCCCTGCTGGGTTTGAACCAGCGACCAAGCGATTATGAGTCCGAACTAGTTTTGAATAAAAACAGTAACTTACTGTTTTGTAATAAATTTAGCTTGGCACATAGAGACATATAATGACATATAGTGACATCCTCTGCTGCCATTTTGCTGCCATTTTTTCGACTTACAGGCGCTCTAGGGGATTAAGGTTAATTGCTTCTGAAAGATGTTCCGGTGCAAAGTGTGAATAACGCATTGTTACCTTAATATCGGTATGACCTAAAATGCGTTGCAATACTAAAATGTTCCCACCATTCATCATAAAGTGAGATGCAAAAGTGTGACGCAAAATATGAGTAAGCTGGCCTGGCGGAGTTTCAATCCCTGCTCTTTTTAATGCGGAACGGAAAGCGGCATAGCATGACCCAAACAAAGGTTTTGCATTCCTGCAGGCAGGTAACTCCCGAAGTAAATCATCACTGATGGGAATTGCCCGATTTTTTTTACCTTTAGTTTTAGTAAAGATGACTTTACCAGCCCTGATTTGATTACCTTTCAGTGTTTCTGCTTCACCCCAGCGCGCACCTGTTGCCAGGCACAATTTAACAACGCTAAGTAGATCTTTAGAGGTACTTGCTTCGCATTCTTTTAACAATGCTCTAATTTCTTCATTACTCAAATATGCCATTTCGGATTCGGCAATTTTATACTCTCTGACGTTATCCAATGGATTAGGAGCCTTCCACTCATCCAGGCGGCGCAATTCATTGAATACCGCCCGGAAATATGCCAGTTCAAGATTAACAGTGCGGGGGGTAACTTTTTTCACACGATTTGATCGGGTGATTTTTCCAGACAAGCGCTGCTCGCGGTAAGCTGAAAAAATTCGAGCATTAAATTCTGTTGCTAATGGATTGCCCATTGCTTCACAAGCAAAGGCCATCGCATCTTTTCTTTTCTTCCCATCAGTCAAAGTTATGCCGTGAGCGTTGTACCAATTTTCGACAAGATCGAAAACGGTTCGCTTGTCAGTTTTTTCACCAAGCCAAGGCTTTTCCTGTACCTGATCCTTAACATGCTTTTCAAAGGATAACGCCTCGCCTTTTGTGGCAAATTGCCTCCTCACTCTTTTACCGTCACGCCCATTAGGAAAGAATTGCGCCAGCCACTTACCATTAGCTAGTTTACTTACGGCCATTTTTTCTAAATGTACTCCGTCTTATTGACGATTTTACCTAACACCGAAATATCATTCGGCGAGCACTCGAAGGAAGCCGGACCATTCTCAACCCTTAATTTCTTGCCGGGTAGTCTGTACAACTCCTTGATGCTGGTAAGGCCGTCAATGTCTATCAGCCATAATCCGTCTGTAACCTCTGATCTAGCCCCGTCAACCAAGTAAATTACATTTTCTAACTCTACTAAAAACGGTTTTGTGATTTCAGGGCGAAGTAGTCTTGAGTCATAAGAAACTTCAAAACTAGATTGTATAACCCCATCTGAGATCTTTTTTAGGTTCATTTTGGTTTGTGTGTCGGATGAGTCAATCCTGCCAGAACTACCCTCGCCAGTTGCAAGCCAGAGAATCGGTGTACCGGTGTCCAAGTGGCAAGCTATCAGCCAATCATGAGGAAAAGTGTCACGCATCCAACGGTTTGCCATGGTGCTTTGTGAAATACCCAAGTGATTACACAACGCCTGGCGAGTTGAGAAGTTATATGCCGTCATGATGCGATTTATAGCTTCGCGCCCGCCACCTTGTGATGGGTAAAGATGCTTATTTCCTTCTTTTGGGGTTTCTGTAGTGTTTGACATGTTTGATTTGAGATCCTATTATCGCAAGTGTGATGTGTGACATATACTGACATATAGTGACATCTAACAACCCAAAAGGAATCTTGCATTATGAAAAGTGATTTTACAATGCGCCCGAATCTCAACTTTGTGATTTCTGAACCCTTCATCTCTTTAGATGAATACTGTCGCCGTACCGGCATTTGCCAACGCACCGCGCGCAAGATGTGTAAGGAAAACCGCCTTCCTATAAGGAAGAAAGGCGGCCTTAACTCGCTCGTTGAGGTCAATATGCTGGCTCTCATCGTTGAAGCTGCATCCGACTACCACATAACACTGCAAGCCTGATGCATCCATATTGGGATATTGAAAGGGATTAATCATGTTTGATTTTCGAGTATCCACACATAACCACTTTGACGAGGCCTGCCGTAGATTCGCCCTGTCTCACAATATGAAAGAGCTGGCACAAGCTGCAGGCATGAACGTGCAGACCCTGCGCAACAAGCTGAACCCTGAACAGCCGCACCAGTTGACCGTTGCGGAAATGCTTTTGCTCACTGACCTGACCGAAGATGCAACTTTAATGGATGGCGCACTGGCGCAGCTACATTGTTTGCCTTGCGTACCGATGAACGAACACGCCGAGGAAAAGTTGTCAGCCTACGTTTTGAAGGCAACGGCAGAAGTGGGACAACTGGCAGCCGGTGCAGTGAATCAGGATGCGTTGAGCACTTCCTGTCGCCGCAGCCTGATGCAAAGCGTTAATACCGGCATTCGCTGCCTGAGTCTGGCCGCTATAGCAGTACAGGCCCGCATTCATTCCAATCCTACTATGGCATCAACCGTAGACGCGATCAGCGGCCTCGGCGCATCCATTGGCCTGAGCTGAGGGACTGGTAATGATTTCACTGGCATCACGTCTTAAGCGTCAAAGCCCGTCCGTAGCCTACGGCAACGGCTGGATCATGGGTGAGAACGGCAAGCCCTGGCATCCGTGCAACAGCCAAAAGCAACTGCTACAGGGGCTGACCTGCAAACGCAATTCCGCCGGTTTCATGGCGCGTTTATTCAGGGGGTAACATGCAGCGAGTAACAGGCAACACTACTTCACAGCAAGGCCCGGCATCTTTTGCCAAAACTCATTCAACGGGCAATCGTGCTGATGCTGTTAACAAAATGTCGTTTGATGAGTTTCGGAAAAACTGGCGGCAGCAGCGTGACAATAACGCTAATCCGTCACTGCGTTATTTCAACCGTCAGAATGACGAGTTTAAATTTTGCGTGTTAACCCTGGCTAACCGCGAAAATCCTAAAACCTTTTCACAGGAGGAAATCGGAAAGCCGTTTGAATACTTCGACGAATACCGCCGCGAATTAATAATCATGGCAATGAATAAAATGGCGCGCTGGGGAAAAATATTACCCCGACAGTTTTCTACCGCAGACTGTTTTTTACCTGAGTAAATAAGACTCAAAAAATAAATGGCGTAAACCCGCCGGGCATTCTTTTGCCCTGAATCTGGAGATTAAAAAAATGATAAATACCGAAACCCGTAATTTTGAAGCCGACGCAGAGGCGCTTAATGCACTGCTGAGTAAGGCTAAAACAGAACAGCGCAGCGATGATGCGCTGGCCGTGTCAGTCCGTATTGCCAAGCTTGTTATTCATGCGCGCAAAAACGAAATGACCGCGCCGGAAATCATCGAGCTGCTGGATAAAGAGGCAGAGCGTTTTGAACATGAGGCGAGGGAGCTGCACTAATGGCCGATTCAATGGATTTAGTCCAGGCACGCGTTGAGGAAGAACTACAGCGCAATCTCGCTAATGCACGTCGCCAGCCCGCCGGGGCTGGTGAGTTTTTCTGTCTGGCTTGCGATGAGGCGATACCGGAGGCCCGCCGCCGCGCCGTTCAGGGCGTCACCCATTGCGTTACCTGCCAGCAAATCAACGAGCTGAAAAGCGCCCATTACAAAGGCGGTGCCGTATGAGTACGATCCTCAAATGGGCGGGCAACAAAACCCGTCTCATGCCTGAGCTGCTTACCTATCTGCCGCAGGGGCTGCGCCTCGTCGAGCCGTTCGCCGGTTCCTGCGCGGTGATGATGGCAACGGATTACCCGGCTTATTTAGTGGCTGACGTTAATCCCGACCTGATTAATCTTTACCGCCAGATTAAAGAACACACGCGCCCGTTTATCGTGGTTGCGATGAGCCTGTTTACCCAAAACAAAAGTGCAGAGGATTATTACCGCATCCGCGAAGCGTTTAATCATGACCCGGCCTTACCTCTGCTTGAGCGCGCCGCACATTTCCTTTACCTGAACCGCCACGGCTACCGTGGCATTTGCCGTTACAACCGCAAAAGTGAATTTAATATCCCCTACGGAAACTATTCTGAACCTTATTTCCCCCTGGAGGAAATCGAAACTTTCGCAGCCAAAGCCCACCGTGCAACGTTTGTCTGTGCGGACTTTCGCGAAACACTGAGCATGATTCAGACCGGCGACGTCGTTTATTGCGATCCGCCCTATGACGGCACGTTTAGCGATTACCACGCGGGCGGATTTGATAAGGGCGCTCAGCAGGACTTAGCCAGCATGTTAACCAGCGTGTCAGAGCGCTGCCCGGTCATTGCTTCAAACAGCGATACCGAATTTACGCGCACGCTTTTTGATGCCTACGAGCTGACCAGCATCAGGGCTGCCCGCGCGGTTGGTGTGGCTGCCGGTGACGGTAAAAGCGCGGCAGAAATCATCGCTGTTCGTCGTCCTGCTGCTGTCTGGTTTGGGGGTGATATGGCTGCAAAAGAGGCAGCTACATGATTGAGCAGTACGCTTACCCGTGGAATGCGCCACGGGAAGCCATCGCCAGCCCTTATCCCACTTATGAGGAAATGCACAGCCGCAGTCAGATGATTGCGGCTTTAGTGCGTGCGCAGGAGTTGCTAGAGCAGCAGCCGACGCTGATCCAGATTGACGTTAAGCGTCGCGTCAACGAGCTGGAAAAATTACAGGGCATTGCCCGCGCCAATGCGTACTTAACGAAAACCTTCGTCGAGCGCACATTGCCGCGTGTTGAATGCGTTAATGAGCAGTATCGGGTTAAGACTATGGACGCCAGCACCTTTAACCTGCTGGCGCAAAACGCCCCGAAAGAGAATGGCGCGGCGCTTGCCGGAGGCCAGCTGTGGGAGCTGATGAAGCGCTTTAACCGCCTGGCTGATATGTCGCGTGCCGATGTGGATTTGCTGGCCGGTGATATAGCCAGTTTCATTCTGGCCGAGCTGGTGCAGGCACACGCGCAGGCAGCTGATGAGTCAGATTATAAATACACGCACCGCGTCTACATGACAGCGGCGTCCATCACCCGGGAATTTAATCAGACGCCGCCACTGTGGGATAAGGTGACGTCCCGTTTCTTTGATCCGGAGGAAGTCACGCCCGCCGTGCTGCGTATGCAGACTGAAAAATGGTGGACGGGGAGACTGCGCCGCGTGGCTGCGTCATGGCGGGAGCACCTGCAGATTGCCCTGGCTAACGTCAGCAAAAAACACACCCCCTACGCCAGCAGAATGACG